TTGGGAATCTCAGGGACATTCAACTTTATGTTTGTCTTCCAAGCGGAACATAATATCCTCATGCATCCATTCCACATGGCAGGTGTGGCAGGTATGTTTGGTGGTGCTTTGTTCTCTGCTATGCATGGTTCCTTGGTCACCAGTTCACTCATCCGTGAAACAACTGGATTAGATTCACAGAACTATGGATACAAATTCGGACAAGAAGAAGAGACCTATAACATTGTGGCAGCTCATGGATACTTTGGTAGACTTATCTTCCAGTATGCTAGCTTTAACAATAGTCGTAGTCTTCACTTTTTCCTTGCTTCGTGGCCTGTGATCTGTGTATGGTTGACCTCTATGGGTATCTGTACAATGGCATTCAACCTGAATGGATTCAACTTCAACCAGTCTGTCGTAGACTCATCTGGTAAGGTTGTTCCTACTTGGGGTGACGTTCTAAACAGAGCGAACCTTGGTATGGAAGTAATGCACGAGCGTAATGCTCACAACTTTCCACTTGACTTAGCATCTGCTGAGACATCTGAAGTTGCACTCATTGCTCCTGCTGTTGGTTGATATAATCAATACAATCTGATATAATAAGGAGGTCTAACGACCTCCTTTTTTTATGCTAAAGTCTAGAAAACCAACAGAAAATTACGATCAATTATTAGAACGTTTTACTAAGAGAACTACTCAATTAGAATTATCTCAAACAAAAATTGTTGATGCTCATCTTCAATGGATTGAATTAGATAAACAACTCAATTACTTACGTGGATGTATAGATACCATTGAGTATTTGAAGACTGGTAAATTACCTGACGATGGTAATCATACTGGTATGGCAAATCATAAACCAGCAAGACATAATGATCTAGGTTCATTGGATTGAGACATACAGTACATCAACATTGGGATCCTCTTAGAGTATGTGCGGTGGGTAGATCATATCCACCGAAATTTTATAGTATAATAAAAAATCCAAAGGTTCGATCTGTCATGGAACGAATCGCCATAGAGACAGAAGAAGATTATCAAAAACTTATATCTAAACTACAAGAATTTGATGTAGAGATTCTACGAACTGATGTATCAGATGATCCTGATGATCATAGTATAAGAATACTTGACGAGGGTGGAAAACCATCTGCACCACCCATGTGTCCAAGAGATTTTACTGCGATGGTTGGTGACACATTTTACATGCCGTCGGAAAATTATGGAAGTAATATTGATGTAAGACTCATCTATTATCGTATGATGAGTGATGATATTATGAATAAAAATAATACTAATGAGAAAATACTAGCCAAATATATTGAAGATATTATGAGACCAGGTAGACCTATTAGTTCTACTATGGCATTGATGAAACAAAGATTGAAGAAGGTTAAAAATATTCATAGTCATACTAATGGTTGGCTAATGGGTTTAGATGTAGATGAGATATCAAAACTAATATATGCATCAGAAACACAGACCATAGGAGATACAAATAAGTTTCCTGACAATAAAAAATTCTATCAATTCAAATCTATAAGAGATTGGATGAATAAGAATGACATTCCTGTTGTGTATGATCAGTACATAAACACTGCTAGTATGATAAGATTGGGTAAGGATTTATATTTCAATCATGTCAACGTACTAAACAAACTTAATGAGGTACGATTCAAAGATAAGTATAAAAAATTATTTCCAGATTATAGAGTACATACATTAGATATACCTGGTCATGGTGATGGATCGTTATGTCCTATCAAACCAGGATTATGTATTGCTTTGAGGTCTGAAGAAAATTATAAAGATACCTTTCCTGATTGGGAAATTATATCTGTGGAGGATGAGGGTTGGAAGAAGATGGATGGGTTTTTGAAAATGAAAGAAAAGAATCAGGGTAGATGGTTTGTGAAAGGTGAGGAAGATAATGATGACCTAGTAGAGTTTGTTGATAAATGGATGAGTCATTGGGTTACATATGTTGAGGAGACTGTGTTTGATGTTAACATGCTTGTGATAGATGAGAATAATGTAGTATGTAATGGTTATAATAAAAAAGTTTTTGATGCATTTGAAAGACATAATGTTACTCCACACATAGTAAACTTTAGACACAGATACTTTTGGGATGGTGGTCTTCACTGCATCACTAGTGATATTAGTAGAGTTGGAGAACAGAAATCTTTTATGTGACTAGGCATTTATTTTTGTTACTATGTGGGTTATTTGTGTTGATGTTCTGACTAAATAATGATAGAATTGGAGACGAATATGATCCCAAAACTTTTTGTTATGGGTGTCCAACAGTTCTACTACGGAGATGTGTAATGCACAATCTTATCTCGCAAAATCAACTGGCTTATTGGGAAATAAATGACAGAGAACTCAATGAACCGAACCAAATGACCGAATACATTGAGTGTTTATGCGATCTAGAAAACGAACCAAATGGTGAGCGAGCGTGTAGATCAATTCTAACAGGGTAAAAACAATTCTAAAACAACTATAAAAAGATCTCGAAAGAGGTCTTTTTTTATGAGTATAAATACTTTGCTGTGCGAAAGTAAGTCTTGAAAGATAAGAAAGCTGCAAAGAAATTGTTAAAGAGAGCGAAGAAACATCCTGAATGGTACACGACAGATGAGATAAAGTATGCTAAAATGGTGAAGCAACGTATCAAAGAGGATGAAACCAAGGCAAAACAAAAGTAGATTCTATTATTATTTCTGGGGTCTGTGTGCTGTAGCAGTATGCACTGGACAATGGTATGTTGGTACAGGGTTTAGACAAATGGCTGAAACCTTAGACAGTGTAATAGAAACACCTGTTATAATAGAAATACCAAACGTGTCTCCGTTATACAGATGAAATGATATATCATTCATGTGATTATAAGTTATCCTACGATGACACTCAGTATATTATCAATACCTATAAACAAGATAGGTTTTTGAGACCTGGTGATGGATCGTACTACACTGGATACCATACTCATCCAATGTCAACCGCAAGGTATGAAACTGAAAAGTTTGATGACAAAAAAATTGTCAGAATGTATTCTTCGTTCCTTGCAAAGTGCTTGAGAGAACAAGGTTATCCAATGGAAGGTAGTATCCTATCTTATAATCATATTTGGGCTCAAATATATCTGAAGGAGAAGGGTTCAATGAACGCTCCTCACAATCACTACATGTCTAAGGAGGTATGTTCTTGGATTCATTTTGTCAATGTACCTGATGATCAAGATTGTTTGTATTTTCTAATAGGAGATACAAAAGTCTACCCAAAAGAGCAGAGGTCTGGTAAACTTGTATTCTTTCCTCCATGGGCTCTCCATGGGGTTGATCCAATCACAACAACAAACGAAAGAATTGTTGTTGCAGGTAACATAAGTAAACTATTATAAACCATGGATATCTGGTCAGAGAAGTTTGAACTTACCGAAGATATGATTGCCGAATGGAAGAAAAGATACTCTTCCGACTTGTTTCTTACTGTAAAGGAGAATAAAGAGTTTGGTTCTCATTATACTGGGTATCAAAGGGATTTTGATAAGGAAGAATTACTTTCAGTTTATGTTCCTAAACTAAAAGAAGTTCTTACTAAGTTTGGATTGTGTGGAATGTTTTCTTACTCAAGTATCTGGGCTCAGTATTATAAGAAAGAGATGGGTGCAAAGATCTCACCACATGATCACTTTACAGAACCTAAAAACATGTTATCATGGATACACTTTGTTGATGTACCTGATCAGAAATGTTTTTATTTTCTAGTCGGAGATCAAAAAATTTATCCTGACACTCAAAGTAAATCATACCTTATGTTTTATCCATCCTATGCAATTCATGGGGTTGATAAATTAATAGGTGCAGAAGATCGACTAGTAATTGTCGGCAACATAACTAAACTACTATGAAATCTGTTTTATACTCAAAGGATAACTGTCAGTGGTGTGAAAGAGTCAAGCAACTCTTTGCTGCTACTGATATAGATTATGTTGAGTACAAGTATGGTCAACACTTTACTAAGGAACAATTCTATAAGGAATTTGGAGAAGGAGCTACCTTTCCTCAAGTTCAAATTGATACACAACACATAGGTGGATGCAAAGAAACACTACAGTATCTTCAGAAGAAGAGGTTGATTTAGACTCCATAAATAAAGGAGCAGAACTTCTAATGAGGAGGAAATTTAAACCTACTTCAACTGAAAAATCTCACCGAGGAATCATGGAACAGGCGATCATTGCTTTATCAGTTATGGTTGGTATACTTACTCTAAGTGTAGGTCTCATTGCTGGATATCTTTTCCGAGCATATATACATGACATAACTCCTCAGTATTCTCATCCAGAAATGTATGATGAGAATGGAAACCCATTACCCGATGAACTTATTGCATTTAGATTTGAGGGTAACACAACTTACGATGATGACGACTAATCATGGCAAAACTACCAAATAACCCTTTGGTTTCTGAACTTTTTCGAGCAGTACATGGTGCTAAGACTGTAAAAAGAAAAGTAGAAATTTTACAGGAACATATAAGGGATGATGTGAAAGCACTATTAATATGGAACTTTGATAAAGGTATTGAAAGTGCAATACCAGAAGGTTCAGTTCCATACAAAGTAAATGATGCACCTGCAGGTACAGCAGGTCATACAAGACTCGTACATGAATGGAGAACTCTATACAATTTTGTCAAGGGTGGCAATGATAGATTATCCAATATGAGACGAGAGAATATGTTGATACAACTTCTTGAATCTTTACATGCAGATGAGGCAGAGATTGTATGCTTAGTAAAGGATGGAGACTTACAGTCTAAGTATAAGATTACACGTAGTGTTGTAGAACAAGCTTATCCAGATATAAATTGGAGAGATCGGTAACAACCGATACATAACTACTTGACTATATAATATAACTGTGTTAGAATAAACACAAACGTTCAACCTCATAAGAGGTCGCAAGTAAGCCGACTCGGAACGGAATCGTTCATCCCTAACGGGACGCAAAAGCCGACTGAAGGAACGGGGTCTTATCCACCCTACCTTTAGGTACAGCCAATGGCACAAGTCACTTATCGTGGTGTCGCCTACGACACTGACGAGTACAACGCTAAAGTTCTCTCAGAGAATTCACAGCGTCAGCGTCACGAACTAATGTATCGTGGTCTGAAAGTCAAAAGCAAGGCAAAAGCCTGCAGTTGAATCAAAGGAGGGGTTGAACCCCTCCTTTTTTTATGCTATAATATTGGACATGGATAAAGATAAACTAAAAATCATAGTCTCTGACTTAGAGATGTTACTTTCAGCACTCAAGGCAGAAGTTTATTCAGATGTTGAGTCTTATAGATACGAAGACATAGAACCAACTGAGATTGATTACGACGAGACTTACGAAGGACCATGACAGTAAAACTTGTAAGCATCACTCCTGATGCAGAGAAGACAATGGCATACATTGCCAGAGTATCTAATCCTAACAATCAGGAGAACGAAAAGTATGCTGGACTACTGAAGTATTGTATCAAGCACAACCACTGGTCTGTGTTTGAGCAGTCTAGTATGACAGTAGAGATTGAAACTACTCGTGCTATTGCAGCACAGATCTTACGTCATAGATCATTTACTTTCCAAGAGTTTAGTCAGAGGTATGCTGACACTAATCTCTTGAAGGATAGTGATGTTACTATACCTATACCTGAGTATCGTAGACAGGACACAAAGAATAGACAGAATAGTATTGATGATTTAGATCCAGAGGTTGTAGATAGTTTGAACAAACAGACTAAGACTTTGTTTAGTTCTGCTCAGTCATTATATAATCAGATGGTAGAGCAAGGTGTAGCAAAGGAGTGTGCTCGTATGGTATTACCTCTTGCTACTCCTACTAGGATATACATGACAGGATCATGTAGGTCTTGGGTACATTATATCAACCTACGATCAGCACATGGTACACAGAAAGAACATATGGTTATTGCTGAAGCAGTAAGAGATGTATTTGTTGAGCAGTTCCCTGCTGTTAGTGAGGCACTTGGATGGGTAAAAGAATTGTAGGTATAAACTTAGCAAAGTATGGTTCTATTGCCATCATACAGGATGGTGAACTTGAATTTTATTTGGAAGAGGAACGTGTCACAGGAATCAAAAGAGATATTAGTGCGAAGACTCTTGCAGATAGGTATGTTGACAGTACCGTTGATGCTGTTACCATATGCGATTGTTTTACTAGATACAATCCACAAGTATACTTAGAGAGGACGATTGCTAAGAATAAACTTGTCAATATTGTAAAGAGTAAGGGATGTAATAATATTATAGACTACAGGCAGAAGCATCATGAGTGTCATGCTGCTAATGCATTATATAATTCTCCATTTGATGATGCTGTAGTAGTTGTCATGGATGGTAAAGGATCTGTTCATGAACATGATGGACTTAGATTTTGTGAGACTGAAGCAATATTTGATAATCTAACACCAGTGTTTAGACATTACTCTACTTTCTGGAGTGAAGATGAAACAAAGAATTTACATGATCCATACTGGGATGATAATAATTTCTATAGTAATAGAGTTAGTATAGGTCAAGCATTCAGAACAGTCTCAAGGTACTGTGGGTTTGATGAGATAGAAGCAGGTAAGACT